ACAAATGGCGCAAAACCGTGCGCTACCAACTCGTCAACGCTGCCATCGGGAACGCTCACCCGGCCATTACTGACCTTGTAGAACTCGCCGCCAACGCCAACGCCCGTTGCACCATCAGGTGCCTGTAGTGTTTTCATCGTTGCTACTCCGGAAAAAGCGGCGCAGGATCACTACGCCGCAGTAGAATTAAGGCGCGATGTTGGTCAGCACACCCATGCTTGCTGGGAAGTAATGCTGCAACACACCATCGAAATACACGCCGTACTCGTGCTTCCGGCTGCGTAGGGGCCACAGGATGCTGTAGTAATCCCGTCGCAGGTTCATTTTCATGACGTTTGTCACATTCGACAACGCGTATGGAAGCTTGGCGGTGGTAAACAGGACCGTTCCCTGGGGCAGCCACGGATGCACATGCAGCTTGATATCCTCGACACCGTAACCGATCGGGTTGGTGTACGTCCGCACCCGAGCACCGGCCCGAATGTTGCCAGACGTGTCGGTGAAGAACGGCTGCAGGTTGGTGTTACCGGCCAAGATCAGATCCTTGATGGCCTTTGAGTCCTTTCCAGAAATCCAGCAGTCGGTCGGGATGAGCTTATGATTGTCGAAAAACGACACGATGGCATCGTCAAACTCGGTGATACTGCCAGTCCCGTTACCCGCACTCGTCAGTTTGGTGCCAACGCCAGGCGTACCCGTGGCCAAGGCCTTGAAGTACCCGCCGGAACCACTGGCGACAGTCTGAGCAATCAAACCATCAAATACCAGGTCGTTGTTGGAGGTGTCGGCAGCCGGGAGAACGCTCAGATTTTGAGTGCCCGCAGCAGGAGCCGTCAGCTTCACCGAATTGATCGTGGTGATGGCCGCCAACAGCTGTGAACCCGCTACCCCGAAGTACCAGGCGTAGCCAAACGCTCCGGGAACGGCAGGAACCGTAGCAGTGATGGACGAATTGGCAACCGTGGTGCTCGCCGCAGCCGCAGCCGATGGCTGAGCCTCAAAGCCGTTGATAAGATCCGTAGATCCATCGGCATTGGTGCGGGTATAGGGAATTTTCACCCCAGCAGCGACCGAAGACGCCGTCACACCAGTATAGGTGATTGCTACACAGGTAAGCAGCCCGGTTTGAATCGGGATCGTCCCGCCAGAGCCAATCACAGCAACCGTCGGGGTCGGAGTGACGCCCAACTTGGACGACCCGAAGCACCCGAAGCCGCCTAGCATGACCCGCTCTTCTTGCAGCATCGTTGCCTGCAGCAGCAGCTGTGTGGCCAGCTCGTCGATGTTCTGGAAAGTTCCAGCAGCACGCTCAGCCTTCCAGGTCACGTAGTCCTCCATGCCTAGCTCAACGAACTTGGCAAAGTGGTCAGACTCGGTGTATGAGTTGTAGCCGCCGCGATTACCCTCAGACACGCCGATAGACTCGCCGTTGGGATTGACCGCAGTGATTGACCTCCAGTTGGCCTGGATGCCAGCCTCACCGACCTTACGGGGGATCATATTCCGCAAAGGCGTATCGGTGGGGAACATCGTGCGCGCGCCCGGCTCAAGGTTGTACTGAGCCAGTCCGCTGGTGGCAGAAGTGGGAGAGGTGAAAGCTTTCTTGACCGCCTCCGGGATGGGGTTTTGCAGTGCCTTGGCGATAGCGACCAGGGCAGAATTGTCAGTGCTCATGTTGTTGTTCCTTTAACCGTTCGTGTAAATGGGATGGGCGAGGGAATGCTTAATCTTTGTAAGCGCCTCATTCTCTGTACCGTCGGGGTTGGTGACCTTCTCCACTTCTTCACCGCCTCCCTCAACGTCCGCTCCCTTGCTCACCGCGCGCATCGATACCTTAATGCTTTCCGGCATTGCCTCAAGCTTCGTAATCAGTGCGTTGCGCTCGTCCAAAGCCTTGGCAGCCTTGGTCAACAGTTCGTCACGCTTGGTGATCTCGCCCTTGGCCAGATCCAACGCCTTCGTCAGTCCGTCGCGCTCGGCGACCACTTTCTCTAATTCGTTCATGTCATACCCTTTGGTCCGTTTACTGCTTCCCCCACTTCCTCTGTTGCCATGTCCAAAAAGACCTGGCTCAGACTCTTGATCGACTCCATCAGCGCAGCCGGTACCGGCGAGCCATCACCCTCGCGTCCCGCCTCCGCCTCTGATTGATTCTGTAGGCTCACCAGATTTTGCAGAAGAGACGCAAAATCAGAGACCGCCCACAGCCCCTTCTCCATGGGATCGCCACCAATCATCACCTGCAGCGAGTCGGCAATAGCCGGTGCGTCCGCAACCTTGGTCAAGCGCTCTGCTTGAGCGGCATAAACCTTTTGTGCGCTCGGCGGCCCAGCTTTATCAATCATCGCCTTCCACGCCTCGACAATCCGCGCCTTGATGGTCTTCACGTCCGCCATGTCATACTTCTTGGAGTTTTTCGGCATGTGGATGTAAGCCCAGGCAGCACGAATGTGCTTGTCGGTGTCCAGCGGATACTTCTTGTTCTTCATGTCCGCAAACTTGGCGTCGCCGTACTTCTTTTCCCCCTCCTTGGGATTGACACCCTTGCGCTGGGCAATCTTGGCTAGCACCTCGTCAGCGTCAGCATCCGTCAGACCGTCAGCCCACTTCTGCAGACCCTCGTCGTCCAGCGAGTGCTCAAACTTGCGCATTTCCTGCGAGCCGTCAGCCTTGATCACACTGAACTGCGCGGTCGGCACACACGGCAGATCCACCAAGCTAATCTCGCTCGGGTTGGCCGTGTAGCGCTGCAGATTCTTGTTGACCGGGTCGGCAACCTTGTCGCCGACGTACTTTCCGCCGATGCTGAATCCGGTGTAGACGCCCTTGACCACCTTTGACCATTCGTTCGCGTCCACGATCTCGGCACATACATCGATGGCCTTCTCCGCATCGACGAAAGTGATCTCAGAGAGTTTGCCAGCGGCGATCTTGCCGTGCATGGCCCGGACATTGCCGACTGACTTGCCGTCGGTCGCCTTGGCCAGGCCCTCAGACCAGGACTGGAAATACGGCTTGCTCTTGACATAGTCGAATATCTCGCCGGCCAGGTCGGGAGTTTCCTCGACCGCTCGGCCCCACACCTTGTGAGTGGCTTCATCGACCTTGCTAATCTGTGCAAAAATCTTCATGGTTTCTTCCTCTTTGCGGATAAATCGCACCGGCAGCGCGGGTGCTGTAAGGGAGCCTCAGCCCCACTGATGAACGCCTGGTCGATCGGGATGTACCCCTGGTTTGCATTGGCAATGCACAGCGGGCAGATGTTCGGCTCATTGCTGAGCAGCCACTTCTTGACCATCATCTTGGCCGTGCGATAGCCCAGCAGTAGCCCGTGACCGAGGGCGTTGCCGGTCTCAGTCTTGGCGATTAGCGCGGCTCGGTCGGCGCTGAATGCGTAGGATTCCGACAGCGTTTTAGCCAGTTCCTCCGGCGTGCTCCCGGCCTTGAGACTCTTGGCAACGGTCGCCCTAATCATGTTGCGAGTGCCCGTTACCAGCTCTCCGCCGGTCCCATCGCTCCGTAGCATTTCGGCTGCATGCTCGGCTGCCCACCTCACCGGTGCCGGGTCGCTCTGCATCTCTGCGGTCACCGCGCCCGGGCTTTCAATGTCGATGCGGCCCAGAGCCATCCCGGCCCCAGACTGAGCGCTCTCCTCAATCGTCTCTCGGTAGTCCTGCTCCGCCAACGCCAGATCTGTGGTGTCCAGCTTGGCCACCCATGTGTCGAGTGTCTTAGCTGTCGGTGGGTGATCCGTGGCAAACGCTGCAATTGATGCTCCGAGTTCCGCCAGGGCAAGCTCGAATGCATCTTTGACCTTCGCTTCACGCTGCGGGTCCGGAACCAGTGGAGAATATGTGGGCGTCCAGTCCTGCACGAATTTTGTGACCGGTGGTGCAGGAACCTGGGGTGTAGCTGCATCAGGCGGCTCGGCTTTCTTCGTCCCATATCCGAGGTCAACACGCACCTCTTGCACGTCCTCAACCCCTGCAGCGAGATAAATCTGGTCAATCTTCGCGCGCTCCAGCGGATCCTGGGCCTCCTTGTCCCGGAACCGGAACTCGTAATCGTTAATTCCCATCACTCGGCGCAGGATGTGATTGATGATGCCCTCGACCCATTTCTTGGTTGGCTCCAGGCCGGTCTCCAGGCTCGATATGTTCTGCGTTGCTGCCGTCGCCCGGTTCTGTTCCTTTACGAACGGCGCCGGTGGTACGCTGAATGCAAAACACGCGATTCGCGCTAGCCACTCGTCGTAGTGGTCCTTCATCGGTGATTCGACAGTCGGCGTATAGGTCGAGC